CCATCAAATATCAATGCCTTACCCCTGATAGATTCAATGTTCGACCAATCCGCCGCAATTGTAGAGCCGCCACCCCCGAATCCATGCACAGTCAAATCATTATTCTGCCTGCTCCTATCATTGAGAGTGGCGGCGTTTTCCTCACCGCCGATCCACCAACCCAAGATATTCCCGACCATCGGACCCGTGCTGTAATCTGTTGTGATGTATTGAACTGCTCCATCATATTCATTGCCAAACTTCTGCTCTATGATGGTTATGCCAAGGTTACTGGCAACCACCAAAATATCGCCGGCCTCATATCCTATCAAAATATCGCCAGTCTTAAATCCTTGCGATTTCTCGTAGAATCCTTGTTTTGGAAGTACGAAGATGTCATTAATGTTGGTTGCAGCAACACCTAACAATGCAGGATCGGTAATAGTATCATATATTTTGGTATAAACGTCAGTTTGATCAGATGTATAAAACGCGGCCCGCTCTAACATGTAGACGCTGTTCACATCCCCGGCGGTCGTGGCATTCCAATACAACCGTCCCTCTGATGTGAGCCAAACGTGATAGACATCCGTGTAAGTCGTGAGCATGAAACGAATCGTCGCGCTTTCGGGGTAACGACTGAATACAGACTCGAAGAGCATATATACGCCCACATCCGTTCCGACGACTACCACCTGACCTTTCCCATCAATATAAGCGGCCCTGACATCCCACATATGCTCAGCTAAATTGAAAGTGTCCAAATCATCAAAGATTTCCCAATTTTTGCTACCATTACGTTCACTCAACGAACCCTCATATTCCATTGTATAAGTACCAAAAGATCGCGCTCTATCATTTTCAAAATCTACAACTATTAACCTCGCGAAATTGACAGCTGAATCGTGCTCAATGATGTATGCCCGTCTGTTCAAAACATGAATCGCCTCAGTGACAGGATTTGTACCGGTTGACAATATGTTTGTCGCTCCCCGTGTAAACTGCATATAAATTGATTGGTCGGAAGCATCTCTGACATATACATTAGTAGCATCCCATTCCCAAACCGTGACGGTCGGGAAATCCCCCAACTCGTCGTGCCAAGAAGTCTGTTCCGCTTCCTTCGATGTCCACCAATCACCCCCATCAATATCCTGGCGGATGTCATAAATCACCTGATGGCCTACAGGATCACCAGAAGTCCCATAGGCCAACTGAGCGCAAGAAGGCTCCCAGAACATCCCGATGGTTCCGGCCTTCCTGTCAAACAAAGCGTTTTGCTGCCAAGCCCTCGCCCCACCTGTTATCTCTAATCCACCATCATCTATGGCCGTGATGTGACCCAGCTCGCCACCGGCGCCGGCAGTCCTGCAAGCGGAACCACCAGACCTCAAAACAGGGTATTCTGACCCACGTCCCTCTCGCGATTGAACGGTCAAATTGATCGTGAACAATCTCTCACCTGGAACAGTAGATGGATACCTGCCCTGATCAACTGTTCCATCCACAATTATCCACTTGATATAATCGCGCCCAAACGTTGCCTCTTCAAGTATAGCTCCTTGTTTCAACCACAACTCCACCGGAGCGTCTTGTCTTAGTTTAGAGGCAAGTCTAGCCTTATCCAGCCACCAATCAATCTGACGTGTCAAACGTGACACCTGTTCGTCTGGTGACTGACCGGTTGAACTTTTCTTTATCATCTGGAAATTGAGCGATATACGATTGCCATTTATCCGCACGCCGTTTTCCAGCAAACCAATTCCAGATGTCAAATCTTGAACGATAAATTCATCATTACCTTGCTTGAACTTGATACTCAGCATAGTTACCCCCTAGATAGTATTTTGTTCTATTAAGGCTTTACAACCGGCACCATATCGTCCGGTGAGAAATCGCTCAAGAATATTCTTTGCGGCATTAATATCCGCATCATCAATATGGCCACAATCTCGACAAAGAAAACTCTCGCCATTGCGATTGCTCCGCTCAGTGTGACCACATGCATTACATCTTTGACTGGTATAGTAAGGACTGACTCTACGGAACGAAACGTTCGTTTCTTCAGAAGTCATTTGTAGTCGATTTAACCAGTATGAATATGCCCATGCACCAAGCGCGCGCCGCATGTTTTTGGTCAAGCGACGTTTGACCTTCGTCTTATGATTCATCTTTTGTAAATCTTCTACTACAACCAATGAAGCAATCCCGCAAACCTTTTTAGCAACCTCTCCCATCCTTTGACGTAAATGAGACCTTGCTCGTTTCTGTCCTTTACTCCCCCATTCACACCGCTTAATCTTCGCAACTATCTGTTCAATATCTTCACCAAACATAACCCCTGTATTTAGTGTAGCCAACTTCTTAATGCCAGTATCTACACCTACACAACGATCTGGTTCCTGTTTAGGGCCAGTTTCGATTTCAAATACAAATTGAATCGCATCTTGCAAAATCACATAGAAATTAAGGCGGCGGCCTCGTGCATTCCACTTATTAAATTGCCTATGAAATTGGATAGGTATATCCAATTTAACCTTATTGCCAACAGAGCGTATCTGTAACCAAGCATCAAATTCTGAAGTCTTAGATAGTACAAGATTAGCAGTGCTAGAAGTCCAAGCCATTCGCTTTCCAGTATGTACAGGCTTCGACGGTTCCTTACTACATTTCTTAGCCAATTGCCTAGCAGATGCAATCATATCTACCGCTTCCCTAGCTGCGGTTTGTTTCATGCGTTGTGAGAACCAAGTATCTACAATTAAATCTATTTTATCCTTTTTTAGCTCTGCCTTTACAGGCGTATCATCCCACCACAAATCTATATAGCCATTGACAACTTGTACATATTCTTGACGAATCATATCTAATGTTTGCAACTTGCGCTTGTTAGTAAATTTTAGACTACACTTTACTGATCGCTTAATTTTCATTATTACTTATTCCTACTTTAGAAGATGCTATAATACGCAAAGCAAATCTTATAACAGCACTATCAGATTTCATGCCATATTTTACCTTAATGATTTCAATAGCTTCTTTGTCTGCACTCCCCAACCAAATCGTTGTCCGTTTCATAATAATAAGTATATCATAATAACATACATTTGTTAAATTTCCCTAACTAAATACTCTCCTCCCACCAAAGAAACTCCCATCACGCCGTGCCTGTGATCCTATGAATTCATCCATCATGCTCCAAATATCCGTTCCAAGGAATTGCTCACCCAAATACAGCAATACATCCAAGGTGTCAAGGTTGGAGTCGCGGATGTCGGCAAGTATCTGGTCGCGCCGATCATCGTTGGCACTACCACCGCCTCCTCCGCCACCGCCTCCTCCTCCCCCACTTACAGGTGGGGCATTGAATTCAGGCCACGGATTACCATCAACTTGTTCAGCTATGCCGCCCTCAATGTATCCACCATATGGCGATCTCCCACCCATCAATGTTTTCGCCGAAGCGATGTTATTGGCTATCTGCATTGCCGAATCTAACATATTTCTAGATGTCCCAACACCATTAGAAAACTGACCCGCTATCCTGTCCAACGCATTGAAGAATGCCGTGATCTTTGCCTCATCGGGCATGACAGAATCACCAAGCTCATTCAGGAAATCAAGGGCAGATTTCATCGACTCGAATACTTCCTTCATGTGCTCTGCAAACACATCGGCGGCCTTCAACGCTTCTGGTGAGTATTCAACAGCAAGCCAGATTATCCTCCACAGAATGTACCGAATCATATCGACCATCGTGTCTATCTTGGCAGGAGAGATATACTTACCACCTGTGAACTTCGTCAACTCGTTCAAAAAGCTGAGTGCCCCAGACACGGCATCCACAATGCGTTTCACAGCATCCGAGAAATCTGCGGCGGCTTTGATCCCTTCCTCCTCAAACTCACCGGCAAGTTTGACCATGTGCTTGATGACCTCTTTCAAATCCCCAACGAAGTCGGCCATAGCATCGGCCATGCCCATTATCCGTCCGCCTTCGACTTCGGCCCCGTAGGTTATCAACTCACGCATAGCATCCACAGCGGGTTTTATCATACCGACGATCCGGGTCACATTCTCGGAAAACACGGCGGCGGCTTTGATAGCTTCCTCTCCAAACTCTTTCTTAGCAGCAATGTTCTTGATCCATCGAACGACCATTTGCAGGTCTTTCACGAATGTGATCCAAACCGATTTTAGATTCGCCTTGCTCACATATGAACCGAGGGCAGTCAAACCATCCACGCCATCTTTCAACATGCCGACGATCTTGCCAGCATTCTCAGAGAACGTAGCGGCTGCCTCAACTCCCTCTCCCCCGAACTCCTTCTTTGCAGCTATGTTCTTCATCCAGCGAACAATCATCTGCAAATCCTTGACGAACATAATCCAAGCGCCCTTTAGATTCTCTGCGCTCACATAGTCGCCAAGAGCAGTCAGCGCGTCGACGCCTATCTTGATGACTCCAACAATCTTACCTGCGTTTTCTGAGAACACAACGGCAGCTTTAAGAGCCTCTTCACCGAATTCATCTTTGGCGGCAACCGCAACAAGCCATCGAACAACCATCTGCAAATCAAGCACCAGGGCCTTCCATGCGCTTGTTAATGTCCTGGCCCGTTCGTATTCACCCAAAGCCGTGAGAGCATCTACAGCAGGTTTCACTACATCAACAATCTTCCCCGCACTTTCAGCAAACACCGCCACAGCCTTCACCGCTTCGGATTCCCAATAGTCTGCCATATCAAGAAGAGATTGAACGATTATCTGCAACCCTACTGTAAGCTGGAACATCTTGTCTTCCAGCCCGCTCACATGCTCATAATCTGCCAACGCAGCCAAAGCATCGACAGCTCCCTTGATCAACCCCACCACCTGATTCGCAGACTCGGCAAATGCAGCAACTCCCTGGAGTTCCCCGATAGTCCATACACCTACCAGATTCTTGATTTCCTTCATCACTATGCCAATTTGCTTGAATACGGGAGCCACCCTCTCTGCAAGATTAGCAAATTCGATTCCCTCATATTCTGCGAGGGCCGTCCCCATGTCAAGCGCCTTGATGATGACGTCGATCACAGACCCTATCAGATTTGCAACGTCCTGGGCGCGCTTCAGCTCGGCCTCCCACCAGCCCCACGCCAACGAGATCGCTTTGTTCACCGCGTCGTGCATTTCTTTCAATAAATCAATCACCGCGTCACCCAGGCCAGCGAATCCGCGATAATCTTTCAGTTTCTCGAAGGCCTCCATCCCCTGCGTCAAGAACGACACGATGGCCGACATGGTGTCCGCGACCTCTTTCGCGCGCTCCAGGTTTGGGCTCCCGCCAAGTTCCCAGAACAGGCCTATTAATTTGTTTATGATGGTCGTGAACGTGTTGAGGATCGCGGGGATCCCGACCACCTGGGAAGTGCCAGCGTCCTTGACACCCATCGCAAGTCCCGCCACGAGATCGTGCCCCAACTCGGCGAAAAGCCTGGAAGGAGACTGGGCACCAGCAGCAGCCGCCGCGCCGGCATAAGCCGCCTGGATCACGGCTACCAACGCGTTGACGTATTCTTGCAGCCCGCTGAGCGTTCCCTTGATCAAACCGCCGGCGATGTCTTTTCCCAAACTGATTGCTTTGTTTATGAAATCTTGCTTCTGCCCCACTACCGCCGCGTCGATTATCTCCTTGACCTTGTCGGGCATAGCCCCTAAATCATCGGTAATCGCAGTGAGCATGTCGGCGGCCATGTCCTTTATCGCCGTTGCCGAATCATCTGCTTTAGTATCTAAATCTCCCATCGCGTCCTGGCCGTCTTCGATAGCCGTCTGCATGTCTTTCGTTTTCTTCTTCATTTCTTTGGCCGCTTCCGACGCGTCAGTGAGACTAGTTTTCACGTCGTCGGCCTCTTCTCCAACGTCCTTAACCGCATCCGCGGCTTCTTCCGAACCGTCAGCCATTTTGACGAGTTCTGGGAAGAATTCCTTCAATGCATCATACAACAATTCAGAGTTGTCCTTCGCCGTCGTCATGCCCTCGCCGAAATCATCCACCAGGATACTGGACAATTTCTGGATGGCCCCAGCCATCTCCGGCGTGACCTTCTTCATGCCGGAACTTATCAAAGCCCACGCCTCGTCAGCAGTGACGGGGAGACCGCCGAAGAAATCGTCCAAAACGCCCTGCTGCTCCATGATGCTGAGAGCCATTTGCGTGAGCATATCAGCCAGACCCTGCCTTTGCGCCTCAAGTTGTTTCTCGCGGGCATCTTTGGCAATATCAGTTTGTTGTTGGGCAGAATCTTTAATAACTTTTATCTGTGCGGCCTCTCCCGCATTGACTATCTTTAATTCATCATCATAAGTACCTTGAAGCTCTTGCACCTTTTGATCGTAGATGTCGTTCCACCATTTTAGTGCGGCTTCATTTTCCTCAGCACTTCTAGTATGAGCACCAGTCATCACCCAATGTAGTTTATCAGCGCGCTCTTGCTCAAGTTTTTCTAAGTCTTTGGTCAGTTGTTTCTCAAGATCCTTCCGTTTTTTTGCCGCGGCCTCTTGCTCTTTTCCAATATCCTTTTTCTTCCCTTCTTCTATGCCCTTCATCTCGGCCTGGAAATCTTTGTATCCCTGAATCACACCATTCAATTTCTCACGTAAATCCAGAAAAGAACTAGCTAGATTGTTCAAAGCCTTGCGCTTGTTATCAAGAGCTTCCTTTGCATCATCTACTTTTTTCTTCTCTTCCTCATTGGCCTTGATCCAAGCATACGCCCCACTGGTTGCTTCATCCAGGCCAACTTCAACATCTTCAAGCATATCACGCTTACGTTCCAGGGATGCACGGGCATCATCCACTACTTTCCGTTCTGCAGCAACAATCTCCTCAAACGCTTGATCCGCTTCGACAAGTTTCTCCATTGCGATACGAGTCTTATCTATTGCCATAGTTGCCTTATCAAAAGATTCCGGCAACGGCTGAAGCTGTTTACCCATTCTTTCAAAGTATTCAACATCTGCCTCAGCCATATCGGCAACACGGATTAATTCATCTGCGAGTTCAGCTACTTCTGGATGTGTTTTTCTCACCCATTTGAGGACAGTTTCATTAGTTGATGCAAATTCAGCTAATCTCATATTTGCCTTTTCTAATGCAGCTTCTTTGGCCTCAATCGGGCGTACCATCGTGTCACCCTTAGCCAAATCCTCCTCCGCCTGCCTAACCCTTTCCATAATTTCATTATATTCCAGGGCTTTCATCGCGGCATCTTCCAAGGCAAAACCCTGTTTCTGTAACTCAACGCGCAAATCAAAAATATCTTCAGCCACAGTACGATTTGCAAGGCCAGCCGCTTCCATCATTTCAACATAATCTTTATACTTCAACGCGGCCTTGAATAATTCATCAGACTGTTTTTTCAACTTATCTTCTTGGATTTTCATCGCCGCCACAACGCCACCAATGGCAGCCACAACAGCGATAATAGCAAGCGCCCACGGACTCAATACAGCCAACACAGAACCTATGGCTGTGGCTACACTCGTTAAAACTATTACAAGGCCAGCAATAGCCAGTCCCAACTTAACAGTGTTATCGTCAAGTTCAGAGAATTTGCGAATTATCGGAACCACTTTCTTGATCAGATCGACGAGGCTGGGAATGACTTTCGTGCCGATCTCGATCTGCACGACCTCAAAAGCTGATTTCAATCTTGCAAGCTGGGCCGACAGGGATTTGTACTGCTGCTCCCTGGCCCTCTCAACGGCCCCTTCGGACGCCTTCTTGAACTCCTCCAACGCTCCGGCTGTCATCGCCGTCTCATCGCCCATCAGCGCCATGACGCCGGTCATGCCCCTGATGTTGCCAAACAATTCGCTGACTGATTCAGCACTTTCTATACCACGTTCCCTAAATTCTCTGAGAATTCCATTCAAGCCGCCAAACTTTTCAACCGCTTCAGTGGCGGATTTGACGCCCAACCTTGCCAACACATCATCTAATGCCTCAGTGGGTTTGATCATTCCAGTGATTGTACCCATCAGCCGGGTAACTGCCTCGTCAGTGGAGAGACCAGTCTGAGTCATGCGGGCAATCGAGAAGGCAACCTCCTCGAAGGAGATTCCGACCTTGGACGCAAGCGGAAATACACGACCCAATCCCTGAGCAAGTTCAGGCAATGTAGTAATACCTTGATTCACTGCTTGGAGGAATACATCTGTAATATATCCAGACTCCTTAACCTCCAAGTTGTAGGATCGCAAAGTCGCGATAAGCAATCTAGATACATCTTCGGCGTTCGCCAATCCAGCACCAGCAGCCCTAGAGGCTTGACTCATGACCACGAACGCTTTCTCAGTCTCGAATCCAGCAGATACAACGTTATACAGTGATTTGGCTACATCGGCAGACGATGCACGAGTTGTCATGGAGAAATCGACAACCCTTTGCTGAAGACTCTGGAATCGATCCTCGCTGAGTTGAGCAATAGCATTGACATTCCGCATTTCCTTGTCGAATGTCGCGGCAGTCTTGACTGATAATGCTATGAGCGCAGTAAGTGCAACCACTCCCCTCTTCGCCCATTTCTTTATTGCATCACCATGTTTCTTCATGAAACCGCTAACACTGACACCAAATTTCTTAATGCCATCTGCCGCATATATTCCAGACAATGCGGCCGTCTCACCAAAGTTCTTTGCAGATGAAGCCATTTGCTTCGATGCGTGCTTGAAATCGGACACACTCTTGTTGAGTTGTCCCTTGAACTTATTTACCTTCATTTCCACTTCGGCGTAGATTCCACCGAGTTGCATTCCGGCTGGAGACATATCAGTTCCCCTTGCGGTCTCCCCGCCTACGAACCTTGATAAATTTCCCCATGAACGGATGGTGTGTCCATGCCTGAAT